CGGCGGTTTGGCAGAACGCAGCAGCCCACTTTTGGGCATCGTCCCCGACTTCTTGAAGCATCTCATGGGCGGTCATTTTGGTGTAGTCAGTCATGGCTCTTTCCTTTCAGGGTGGCGCGGGCGGCGTCCTCTACGCGCCATGCGTCAGCGTTGGCTTGGGCCTGTTCGGCGGTGATTTTGCCGGACAGTGCGTCGCTAAGGTTTTGCGCGAGCATCTGCCCAAGCGTCGGTTTGCGTGTCGGGATTTCGCAGTAAGGGCACGGCCCGCCTTCATAGCAGCGATCATGTGCGTTCACGCAGACAGGTTCGCGGGTCATATCAAGCAATCCAAAAGAGCGAGAGAACACCAGCCACCACGGCCAGCAGGATGAGAGAGCGAGGGCGGAACACCTCGGCCAAGGCTCGGAACCAGATCGGCGGCTCGTCAGCAGGTCGGAAATCCCAGCCGCGTTCGGACTGGCTGGTCTGCATGGCCGCGACGCGGCGGTGATCACGGGGGTCGGTCATTGGGCTGTCTCCTGGAGGGCTGCGGCCAGCCGCTCGGCGGCGCAGGTGATGCGGTGGCGCTGGTCGTCGGTCAGGTCCGCCGGCAGCCGCTCGATGCGGCCAATGGCGAGGGTGACGTCTGACATGCACCGCTCGAACGAGGTCGTAAGGTCCGTGGCCACCATGTGCGGTGCGCCGTAGACGGGGTGAGGTTTGAGGATCATCGGCGCGCGCCCACAATGTCGGCGGCGATGGCGAACCAGTCGTCGAGCGGCGGCAGGTCGTCGCCGTGCTCGGTCCAGTGGTCGTCGGCGCGGTTTTCTTCGGACGTCGGGTCGTCCAATTCGTCGTCAAACATGGTCGTCTCTCCTGTGATTGGTTGGGGGCAAGGTCTAGCAATCTTGCCGGGGTGTCAAGTCCGCCGCGAGCTGCGCGAGGGCCTGTTGCCTTTCGGCCACGACCGCGGCGAGGGCCGCGCGGGCGGTGTCCGAGATCTTAAGGCGCAGTTTACCCGCAAGGCCCGCCTGGACGGTCGAGCGCGCGACGCCTAGCAGCGTGGCCAGCTCGCGGTCACTCATGCCGGTCGCGGCCTTGAACCGTGCGACGATCGTCATGATGCGAGGTGCTCCAGCTGGTACAGCCACTCGACAAACGCGCCGGGGGTGGCCTCTACGATGACGGGGTTAGCGCCCTCGTCGTCCGTCACCACGTCAAACAGCTGGACCGTGACGGTATTTTGCAGGGCTTGCAGGTCGGCGAGGGCGCCAGGGACGTCGCACAGCTCATACCCGCGCGCGGTCAGGACGTCGGCGAGGGCTTCAAGGTCGGCGAGGGCTTCAAGGTCGGCGATCGCGTCGGCCAGAATGATAGCGTCGGAGGGCGAGGCGGCGAGCCGCGCGCGTTCCAAGGTGTCGAGGATCAGTTTCATCGGTGGTTGCTCCGTTGTTGGAGCGTCACCATTGCGGCAAGTCTGCTAGGCTGTCAAGGCTTATTTGCCACTTTTCTTGCCGCTACACTTCCAGCGCGCGCGACTGAGCCGGAGCGGGCTGTCAGGGTCCGCCGCCGCTTTGGGGCTGGCCTTCATCTGGCCAGCCGATCGGGCGCAATAGGCGTCACCCTTGGCCGTGTTAGGACGCACGCGCGGCCCGCCGTCTGCGGCCTTGCCGGCCTGGCCGTAGGACACGCGTTTGCCGTCGTCGGTGACCTTGACGACGGCTTTACCTTTTGCGGGCTTTGCCATGGGAGGGCCTTTTGGGTTAGGATTGGCTGTTAATCAGGGAGCTATCGTAATGCCGAAAGGTCTTTATGCCAACATCAACGCCAAGCGCGCCCGCATTGCGTCGGGATCTGGCGAGAAAATGAACAAGCCCGGGTCGAAGGGCGCGCCGACGGACGCCGCGTTTAAGGCGTCGGCCAAGACGGCCAAAAAGAAATAGCCCGCCGGTCCTAGGGACTGGCGGGCTGATAGGTGACGGGGCGGGCGCGTCAGTCTTTAGCGATGGCCCATGCGGGTACGGCGCCCGCGCCGTCCGGGTTGTGGCGGAGCGGCATGCAAACGCCGAATAGGCCGGGTTGGTTGCCGGTAATCAGGTGCGGGCTTAAAGCGTCGGCGCCCCGGACGGCGAGCGGGTGCGTTTTTGTGCTCGACAAAGCTTTTCCAAGCGTAGCCAAAAGGCAGGCGTCGAAACTAGCGTCAGTGGCGGTCAGCTCGCCCACGGGCAGGATCCGGCGCCAGGCAGGGAACGCGCCGTCAACGATCGTTGTGCCAGGGCTGATCCAAAGGCCATCAACGCGGGCCTGGCCGGTGTTAGGGTCGATCGTCAGGGTCTGGCCTTTGGCTGCGGCTTTTAGGCCCTCCTTACCTAGACTGATAATGATGCCTTCGGGCAAAAAAGGCCCTTTGCCTTTTGTGTCGATCGCGGCCAGCAACATATGGCCATCGGTGGCGGCCATGGTGGCGCCGTCGGCGTGCGGCTGGATGCAAACGCCGTTGAGATAGTAGCGGGCCGCTTCGGTCGATTGCGCCATGGCGACGCGGGCGAAGAGGTTTGCGTTAACTTGTATCACGGTCGGTTTTCCTTATGATTGATTGGTTAGGCTAGGCGTCGACGGGGACTAGTCCCCGTCGATGATATCGCAAAGCAGGCGGACGCCCACCTCCCACGCGTCGGCGCGCGAGACTTCAATTTCCTCGCGGACCTGGCCCGCATACGTCACGCGGACGCAAAACAGGTCTGCGGAGGTTTCGATGATGTTGATGGCTTCGCGCATGGCGATCTCCCCTAGGGCTTGATTGCCCTTGTCCCTCTTGTCTATGGCAATGCTGCTAGGGTGTCAACAACTATTTTCACGCGCGCCAGGGTTCCCCGTGCGTCGCGTGATAGGCGACGGCGCAATCGGTCGCGGCGGCGGATATGAACGCGTCGCGGTTAGCGTCGGACGGATCCGCCTGATAGGCGGCGTGCGCAGCGGTCGCGGCGGCGGCGATCGCGCGCTCTATCGCGCGGGCAGCGAGAGCGTCGGGAGCTGCGCGATAGTCAGCAAGGGTATGCATGGCGGTTCTCTTTCGTTAGCGGCCAAAGCGGCCTAGAAGCCCCTCGCCGTTGCCAGCAAGGGGTGACTAGGCCGCTCCTTAGGCCGCGATCGCGTACGCGTTACGCGTCAGCGCAAAGCGCGCGGCCTTGCCGGCACCGTGCACGATGATCACGGGGCTAGCCTTCGCCTTGCTATCGGTCCCCATGCAAGCCTTACAGCTCGCGCAATCCGTTTTCTTGCCCGCCTCATTAGATGCGGGGCAAATGAATTCGAGCTTAGGCTCTACCCGTTCGTCAGCGGTCCGGAGGCGGAACGTGCGCCAGCCCGCCGCGCGAGCGGTAAAGCCTTCGCCGGCGTCGTCAGCGCTGGCCATTGTCAGCCGCTTGAATGCGTCCGGCGCGGTGCGCCATTGATGGGTGTATCCCGTCCAACCTTCGGCTTTAGACGTCAGCGCCTCCCATATGGCCACGGGCGCGGCGGCGGGGTCGCCGTAGGATCCGAGACGGACAAGGCGCCCCGCTACGGCGTCAGCCGCTTGCGCCAGGGTTACGCGCGGGTAAATCCCTTCGCGGTAAGACTTGTAAATCTGGCGCGGCGCTTGCCATACGGTGACGTAACAGACGCCGCCAAGCGCGGGGCGATGGGGACACATCCCGCAAACAGACGCGTCATCGCCGGAGGCGAGGGCGTCAACGGGCGCGACGTCCGACCGCATGATCCATGTCGTTACCATGTCGCCCGTTTTTTCGTTGCGGGACTTTTTCTTAAGGCCCGTCACGATGACGACAATGGGGGCGCCGTCTAATGCGGAGGGACCTTCGTAAAGAATGAAACCGTTCATGATCGCGTTGCCTTAGGTGTGATTGGAGATGCTAACCTAGCAGCATTGCCATAGGTGTCAACCGCCTATTTCGCCCCTTGCGTTGCGGTGCGAATATCGTTAGGCGTAGACTTACGCCTAACCGAAATCGGAGGCGGAAATTATTGTCACGCACATTTGCCAAACGACAATCTTTTCAGCCGCCGGTTGCGGCTTTTCAAAATGCACTTTCAATTGTGTTCAATTGTGGCGAAGATCGTTCGCCGTCCGTTCCAATTGTGTTGAATTGTGGCGGACGGATTGTCATCCAGGGGCGCAGATTGTCGCCGATTGTCATGGCGCGGAGGGTGCGTGACAATCGCGGCTGGTCAGTGTGCGCGGGCGTTTGCCGTGCCGCGATTGTCATATTGTCATGGGAATAGAAGTGTTAGATTTGAAATTAATATTATACGGGTATAAATCCCCCCCATATCGTGGCGGTAACTTGGACTTTTTTCTAAGTGACAATATGACAATCGGAGAGGCTAAACCTAGTGGTGGCCTGACCAGAGGGCCTTTTTGGCATGACAATCGGCATGACAATCAAAACGCCGCGCAGATTGCTCCGCGCGGCGTCCGTTTTTGGCGGTTTGCGCCAGGGTTAGGCCGGCCTTGCGGCTATGCCATAGCCGCGCGCGTCGACCGAAGGGCATGGGCCTTCGTGAATAGACGCGATACCCGCATAGCCGTCGACGCCATTGAGCCGGCGCATAGCCGTTAGCGCATCGCGCCGCGTGCGGTAGCTGCACTGTGTGACGCCAGCTCGACTGGCGAGGGACATTCCCGCCATGCACGCAGTGTGATCGCAGAACGGACGGTTCGCAACGCGAATGAAATAGCCTTTAGACATAGCGTTTCCCTCTCTTGTGAGCGCATCCCGCGCCCGTTTGGTATGTAGACCGCTTAGGGGTGCTCGAACGCGTCTAGCACCCCTTGGCAGCGGTTTTAGGCTTTGAGCGCGCTAACCGCGTCGCGAATAGCGTTGAGCGCGGCCATATAGTCGGCCTTGGCTTGCGCGCGCTCAGCGCGCGTCCCCTTGCCGAGCCGCTCGCCAGCGGCGTGAACCGCCGCGCGCAACTCGGTAGATGCTGGCGACTGAAAGAACGCGGACATCTCCGCAACAGTGTGAATACCTTGTGCCATTGTCATTCCCTCTTAGGCGTTAGTGCCTTGCCCTCTCTTAGATAGCACATTTGACAGTGTGTCAAGCGCATTGACGCGCCACCTAGAAACATTTTAGGCAATGACATTGCCTAACCGAAAGGGCCCTAGCATATGCCCTCTCGCTGCTAGCCGATATGGCGCAACGCTAGGCCGCCCCGCTTGCAGCTCGCACGCTGCTACGCTCGCGCGTTAGGATCCCGACGCTGCTAGTGACGCGCCGGCGCGCGCGAGGGGGGAGGGGGAGGGCCGAGCGAAAGGCGGATGCGTTAGGGACCCTTAGCCAACGATTTTTATTTTTTGAAATTTCCGCCCCATCATATATCGTAGCAACCATGAGCTTCCTGTCCCTCACGCACGAACCGCTCACGCTCACCGCCACCGAGCAGCGGCTGACGGCTGTCTACGAAGCGGCACGCAAAGGGCTCAAGGGCGACAGCCTTGCCTTTGCCGCAGGCATGAAGCCCGCCGACTACCGCCGTCTGGCCCAACACGACCCCCTGGTCGAACTGGCGCAGGAGAAGGGCGCGGCAGACGGAGAGGCAGCCCTCGCCGAGGTGCTCTACGACGCCGCCACCCTCGGCAAAGACCCCAAGGTGGCCCTCGACCTGCTCAAGCACACCCGCGGGTGGGTCGCCAAGCAGCACCTGGACGTCGAGGTCAACGACAAGATCAGCATCACCCGGGCATTGGAACTCGCCAACGCGCGCGTCGACACCCTCGTGATCGAGGGCACCGCGCATGCAGTCGACTAAGTTCTCCGCTGACGACGAAACGACGCTCATGGCCCAACTGTGGTCGCCCAAGATCAAAAACGACCCCCTCGCGTTCGTCATGTTCGCCTTTCCATGGCAGCAAGCAGGGACGCCCCTCGCCAAGTTCACCGGACCACGCATCTGGCAGCGCAAACTGCTCCAGCAACTGGCCGAACACATCAAAAGCAACGACGGCAAGCTCGACTTCGAGATGTTCCGCAAGGTCGTCTCCTCGGGCCGCGGCATCGGCAAGAGCGCCCTCGTCTCCTGGCTCGTGCTGTGGATGCTGACGACCCGGATCGGGTCCACCACCATTGTCTCGGCCAACACCGAGGCGCAGTTGACGACGAAAACGTGGCCAGAGGTCACCAAATGGGCCTCCATGGCCATCAATCGGCACTGGTTCGAGCCGATCGCCACCCGGATCACGATGGCGAAGTGGCTGACCACCCTCGTCGAGCAAGATCTAAACCGCGACACCCGCCTGTGGGCCGCGCATGCGCAGCTCTGGTCGGCTGAAAACCCCGACGCCTACGCCGGCACGCACAACTACGACGGCGTGATGGTCATCTTCGACGAGGCCAGCGGCATCCCCGACGCGATCTGGTCGGTCACGGACGGCTTCTTCACCGAAAACACCCCGGATCGCTTCTGGTTCGCGTTTTCCAACCCACGCCGCAACACCGGCTACTTCTACGAGGCGTTCCATGCCCGGCGCGCGTTCTGGTCGACCACGATCGTGGACGCCCGCACCGTCGAGGGCACCGACCAGAAGGTCTACGAGCGTATCATCGACGAATACGGGGCCGACAGCCCGCAGGCGCACGTCGAGGTCTACGGGGTCTTCCCCTCCGAGAGCGACGACCAGTTCATCTCAAGCACCCTGGTCGACGACGCCATGGAGCGCACACCGACCAAGGATCTCACCGCGCCCATCATCATCGGCGTGGACCCGGCGCGGTTCGGGTCGGACGCCACCGTCATCGCCGTGCGCCGGGGGCGGGACATCATCAGCATCCGCCGGCACCGCGGCGCGGACACCATGGAGGTCGTGGGCCGGGTGATCGAGGCGATCGAGGAGCACAGCCCTGCCCTCGTGGTCGTCGACGAGGGCGGCGTCGGCGGCGGCGTGGTCGACCGGCTCAAAGAGCAACGCTACAAGCAGGTACGGGGCGTGAACTTCGGCATGCGCTCCCGGCAGCCGCTCATGTGGGGCAACAAGCGGGCCGAGATGTGGGGTGCCATGCGCGACTGGCTCAAGACGGCGAGCATCCCCGCCGACCGGCTGCTCAAGAGCGACCTGATCTCCCCCTTGGTCAAGCCGGACAGCAAGGGGACGATGTTCCTGGAGAGCAAGAAAGACATGCGCGCACGCGGGCTACAAAGTCCTGACGCCGCCGACGCGATCTGTGTTACGTTCGCCTTTCCTGTGGCCTCAACAGCACGTGTCGACAAAACCACACAAAGGCACTACGCTCCAACGCAATCCTCGTGGATGGGCTCCTGACACATGGCCAAAACCGACATCAAGGGCGACCTGCTGGCCACCATGCGGTCTCGCATGAACGTGGCCGTGGCTGCGTACGGCGACAGCCGTGCCGCCGAGCTGGACGACCTGCGGTTCATGGCCGGCTCGGCTGACAATAACTACCAGTGGCCCTCCGACGTGCTCTCCAGCCGTGGCTCCAGCCAAGGCATGACGATCAACGCGCGCCCGTGCCTGACGATCAACAAGCTGCCGCAGCACGTCAGGCAGGTGACCAACGACCAGCGCCAGAACCGGCCCACCGGCAAGGTCATCCCGTCAGACGACTACGCCGACGTCGAGGTCGCCGAGATCTTCAACGGCATGATGCGGCACATCGAGTATGCCTCAGACGCTGATGTCGCCTATGACACAGCCTGTGACAATCAGGTCACATACGGCGAGGGCTACATCCGGCTCCTGACCGAGTACTGCGACGACAACACCTTCGATCAGGACATCCGCATCGGGCGCGTGCGCAACTCGTTCAGCGTCTACATGGACCCGATGATACAGGATCCGACCGGCGCGGACGCCCAGTGGTGCTTCATCACGCAGGACGTTACGAAGGACGAGTACGAGCGCCAGTTCCCCGACGCCTCGGTGCGGTCGATCCAGGAGCAGGGCGTCGGCGACCCCTCCCTGAGCCAGTGGCTCAGTCAGGACACGGTGCGCATCGCCGAGTATTTCTACGTCCACCACGAGCCCGGCACGCTCAACCTCTACCCCGACGGCCTGACTGCCACGGAGGGCAGCCGGGAGGACAAGGTCGCCCGGCTGCTGTTCGGCAAGCCGTCGCAGACCCGCCGCGTCGATCGCAAGACGATCAAGTGGATCAAGACCAACGGGTTCGAGGTGCTGCAAGAGCAGGACTGGCCGGGCAAGTGGATCCCCGTGGTCCGCGTCGTGGGCAACGAGTTCGAGATCGACGGCGAACTGCACATCTCCGGCCTCATCCGCAACGCCAAAGACGCGCAGCGGATGTACAACTACTGGACCAGCCAGGAGGCCGAGATGCTGGCGCTGGCACCCAAGGCCCCGTTCATCGGCTACGGCGGGCAGTTCGAGGGCTATGAGGGCCAGTGGAAGACGGCCAACGTCAACAACTGGCCGTATCTGGAGGTCAACGCCGACGCGACCGACGCGCTGGGCAACCCGCTGCCCCTGCCGCAGCGCGCGCCGCCGCCACTGGCGCAGACAGGGCTGATCCAAGCCAAGATGGGGGCGTCGGACGACATCAAGTCGACCACGGGGCAGTACGACAGCAGCCTCGGGGCCACGTCCAACGAGCGGTCGGGCAAGGCTATCCTCGCGCGCGAG